CGGCAATGCGCGGGTCTACGGCAATGCGCTGGTCTACGGCAATGCGCTGGTCTACGGCGATGCGCGGGTCTACGGCAATGCGCTGGTCTCCGGCAATGCGCGGGTCTACGGCGATGCGCTGGTCTCCGGCAATGCGCGGGTCTACGGCAATGCGCTGGTCTACGGCAATGCGCTGGTCTACGGCGATGCGCGATACATCACCCTATCGCCAATCGGCTCGGAAAACGGATGCCTGACCGCATTTGTCGAGAAGGATGGCTCGATACGCATCAATCGCGGCTGCTTCAGCGGCTCGATAGATCAGTTCCTGGCTGCCGTTGAAGAGACCCATGGTGATAGCCCGAACGGCCAAATCTACCGCCTCGCGTTCGAGATTATCAAACTCCGGCTCGACACGACGCCTGCCGCCGACGCTGAAAGTCTGGAGGCTGCGGAATGATCATCGAGCAAGGAATAAAGGATGCGGCCCGCTGCCTGTCACCGGGCGAATACCGCGCTCTTGGCCTCCGCGCCCGTCGCTGGATGCACGTCTGCCTCGACGCCGGCCAGATCACCGAAGCCCAACACCAACTCAACGAAGCCGCCCGGTTCTTTCGGATGGCTGACGAGATCGAGAACGAGAGGAAAGCAGCGTGACCGATCAATATGCATGGTGGAATAAGGCGCTCGAAATCGGCGGCGGTCGCCAGTTGAGCCGCGAGCAGCAGCAGGCTCTTGGCGTCACGCATGAGCCGCAGAGCGGTTTCTATCGCAAGCGCAACAAGGGCGGCTCTGACATTCCGGTCGCGATCTGGGGCACGCCTGCCGGCATCGTTGCAGTTGCTGGCGACAATCCTGCCGATCCGGTCGATATCTGGACATGGGTTTGCTCATGGCCGATCACCGAGGCCGTCTATCGCGACGTTGCCGAGAACGGCAAGCCGTGGCCCGGCTCCGATCCTGTCGTGGAAGAACAGGTTGCTGGCGTTGGCCACAATTCTGGCGAGATCGATGAAGCAGAAGCCTTTGCCGATCAGGTCGACGCCGCCGAAAAGGGCAAGGATGCCTACGCCAAGATTTCCGATGACGAACAGCTGGCGGCGGCGCAGTCGCTGCGGGCCCGCCTTCTGGAACTGAAATCGGAAGGCGAGAAGAAACACAAGAAGGAAAAGGAGCCGCATCTTGAGGCTGGCCGCGCCGTCGATAAGCGCTGGCTCCCGAACGTGAAGCGCGCGCGGGCCGCCGCTGACGAAATCCGCGCCAAGATGGGCGCCTATGAGACGGAAAAGCTGCGCAAGCAACGGGAGATCGAAGCCGCCCGCCTCGCCGCCGAGTTGGCCGCGCGCAAGGAAGCCGAAAAGGAAAATGCGTCTACTCCGGTCGAGCCTGTGCCGGACCCAGTCGCCGCCGCGCCGACGCCGATCCGTGGCAGCTATGGCCGCGCGGCATCGGTCAGCGTCATCAATGTGGTCACGGCCATTACCGACCAGGACGCGCTCTACCGCTTCCTGCGCGATCACCCCGACCTCAAAGAATGCATGTTCGACCTCGCCAAGCGTGCGGTCGCCAAGGGTCACACGGTCCCCGGCGTGACGGTCGAAGAACAGGCAAAGGTGGCTTGATATGAACGCTGTTGTCGAAATGCCAAGCCGCGCCCCTGCCCTAATAGCAGGCGCATCGGTCGGCGCCATTATCCCCCGTTCAATCGAGGAAATGTGGCGCGTCTCCACCATGGTCGTGCGCGCCGGCCTCGCCCCGCAAGCTCTCGTCGGCAAGAAGACCGGCGATGAAGCCGCCAGCGCCGTAGCCATTGCCGTCATGGCCGGTGCCGAGCTTGGCTTGCCTCCCATGGTAGCCCTGCGCAGCTTTACCGTGATCGGCGGCCGGCCGGCGCTCTACGGCGACGGCATCATCAACGTGGCGCGCCGGTCCAAGAAGGCCGCCTATATCCGTACTGGCTATGATGAAGCTGGCAAGTTCGGATGGTGCGAGGCTAAACGCTCCGACACTGGCGAGGAAAAGCGCGTCGAGTTCTCGGAAGCGGACGCCAAATCGGCCGGCCTTTGGGATGATCGCGCGACCGTGACGCGATACTACAACGGACAGTCGAAGCAGGTTCATAACGACGCGCCGTGGCACCGCTACCCCAAGCGCATGCTTGCGTGGCGCGCCGCTGGCTACTGCCTTCGCGAACTGTTTGCTGACGTTCTTGGTGGCATCGCTGACGAGTTCGAGGCGCGCGAGATTGCCAGCCATGACGAGCCGGTAAACATCACGCCGCCCTCTCCAATGCGTCCGCCCTCACCTTCGGCACAGATCGACGCGCCGGTCGAGGAGGTAGAAGTCATCGATCCGACCGAGATTGTCGAGGAAACCGGCGAGGCGATCGAGGCTATCATGGACGGCGAGCCATTCGACCTTGAAGCCTTCCTGTCCGAGCTTGACGCCAGCATGGCGACGGCCGCGACCGAGGAAACCGTTACCGAGGTTTGGGACGGATACGACGTTGAGGCCACGCTTTGCGAGGACGAAGCGGCTCTCCAGCGCGCCTTCGACCTCCGCAAGAAACAGGTCGCCCGCGTCCTGCGCAACACCCTGAACATGCACCCCATCAACGCCGGCTAACCCGCAGCCTCCCAGACTGCAACCAAGACGCCCGGCCCCGAAAGAGTAACTGAGTTTCGGGAGCTGGGCGGGAAAGGTAACGAGGACAATGGCAAAGAAGCCCGAGAAGCCAGTGTATGCGTTCATCCGGCGTGGGAATCATCTCGTACCGGAACTGGAAATGGATCTGCGCGCGCTTGAAGGCATCGGCCAAGGCCAACGCGTCCGCCTTGAGATCAAGGAATTCCGCAACCTCGATCGGCACCGCGCCTATTGGGCGATGCTGCAGGACGTGGTTGACGCGACTGACCGAGCACTTTCTTCCGAGCGCCTGCATGAGGTGCTCAAGCTCGAGACTGGCGTGATCGACCTTGTGCGCCTGCCGACCGGCCTCACGGTTGCGGTCCCCGGCTCAATCTCCTTCGACAAGATGGACGAAAGCGAGTTCGTCAAGTTCTTCGCCCGCGCTCAGGAATGGCTTTCCAGGACCTACGGCTATGTCCGCGAGGTGGCAGCATGACCATGATTCTCACCCGCGAAGACCTGATACAGCGCCGAGCCGCCATGAAGCCGAACGCGCGCGGCAAGCGCGCCGTCGAGGCAATGCTTGTCGAGATCACCTGCGGCGAACTCCGCTTTGAGCAGGAGATCGAAGCCGCGCTTATGGAAAGCCTGGCGCGCGATCCAGATTTCGCCGTGCATGGAGGGCTGGTCTGATGGTTGCTCTCAATTTCTCCGAACAGTTTGCTGGCCCCGTCGAGCGCCGGGAGAAAATGCAAACGATCCGCCAGACGAGACGCGCGGCGGTCGGCAACCGCATACAGCTTTACACCGGCCAGCGCACGGCGAATTGCCGCAAGCTGTCAGACGCGGACCCGATCTGCACCTGCGTCGATTACGTGGCGATCCGGCCCGACAGCCTCACGGTTGGCGATGTGCGCAAGCATCCGCGCGACATGGACGAGTTCGCCCGCCTCGATGGCTTCGCGGACTATGCTGAGATGCACCGCTGGTTCTCGAATCGGTACAGCACTGAACACTTCGTCGGGTATCTGCATCGCTGGAGGTTCGACTAATGGCCTTCCGTCTCCCATACGCCTCAACCGCGTTCGCCAATGGCTCTCCAAAGGTCAAAAAGCGCCCTCGCGACGAAGACAAGCGGCATCTCGACTGGATCCGAACCCTTCCCTGCGTGATCACTGGCGAACGTCCAGTTGATGCAGCCCATATCCGCTATGCCGACCGAGTTTACGGCAAGCGTGAGACAGGCAAGGGCGAGAAGCCGGACGACAAGTGGACCGTTCCGCTCTGCCGGCGCAAACACGACGAGCAACATTCCATGGACGAGCGAATTTTCTGGGCTCGGCATGGGCTCGATCCGCTGCGCATCGCCGCCGCCCTCGCTCTCAACACTGGCGATGACGAACAGGCGCTCGTGATCCTGAACGAAGCCTGGGCAATCCAATCCACATTCGGCGCCAAGAGGCAGGCCGGACATATCCATCCGAACACGGGAGAGATTTCGTGACCACTATGCTCGACAAGGAAGGGCTGGACGCAGCCGTCTCGTTACTGCGCGATATGGTCGGAACCGCCCGGTCCGCTCTCGCGAAGGAGGCTGGCAATGTCTGACCTCACCAGGCCGATCATCGGTATCGAGAATAGAACCGCCCAAGAGGTGTTCGACATCATGTCAGATCGCTTCCGAGCCGCCCTCCGCGCTGGGGGCGAGGCGGTGGCGTGGCAGTATCGCTACAACGGAGCGCTGTATGTGACAGCCTCGCAAGAGCAGGCGCGGCAGGGTTTCGACGTAACGCCCCTCTTCGCCCACCCCGCCACCTCCTGTGAGCGCGAGCTTGCCGAGGCGCGGGCGGAACGGGATGCGTGGAAGGATGCCACCAAGAAATACGAAAAGACCGTTGATCGGCTCATAGCAGAGCGCGACGCCCTT